TTCCTGGGCCTCGTACCGCGCCATCATCTTGTTGTACGCGCTATCGGAGATGCGGAGCGAGAAGTCGTAATCCTGCTGGAGAGCATCCACGTTGACGCCCCTCAACACCTGTCCGCCGGGGAGCACTATCTCGGCATCCGTGGGCATGTACCAGGAGTAGAGCATCATGTCGAGCTTGATAACGTCTTCGAGCTGCTCCTTGATCGGCTTGGCCTGGTAGGTGTGCTTCACCTGGGCCTCCTGCAAGATCATCCTCATGCCAGCCGCAGTCCCGGCCCCCTGCCCCATCGCCTGATCCTCAACGCCCGACTGGTACGAAGACATGGCGATAAGCCGTTCCAGGAAGGACGTTATTAAGTTGATGAACTCGATGTAGACCTGTGCCTTGACCCCGACATTAGGAAACACAATGGAATTGGCGTTGCCAACCACGGGGTTCGCGCCGCCGGGGGAAATGTCCAGTTCGTCCTGCAAGCCCACATCGGAGCCGTAGAAGAACCACGGGTTGATCTGCGCCGCGCCGGAATCGAGCATCTGGTTCAGGCAGTCGTTGATGGAAAGCGCATGGTGGCGTATCTTGTGCGGTACGCCAGTGCCGAACTGCTTTCCGAAATCAGGGAAGATCACCAGCCTCTTACACGGCTTGCCGATGAGCCCATAATACACATCGCGCACATACTGCTTGCGGATAACCGTTTCCGTGTTCCTGGCGATCGAGACTATCACCCAATCCCGGCCTTCCCCTATGTCGTACCTGTCGTAGAACGTCAGGACTTCGATGTCCTCGCGCTCGATCTCAGGTGCCGCCCCGTCACGGTCGCTGCCGGGGGGAAGGTCTTCATCATCCCTGGTGGTTGTGGCCGAATCAAGTAGTTTTTTCGTGATATTTACATAAACACCACCATTTTCCTTGCTGTTTTCCTCCAAATCGGCATATTTGAAGAATTGTTTACGTATTGTAGGGGTTTCATCCCAATCAGGGCAGATGTCAGGCCCGTAGACTTCGTTCATGAGGGCGTAGTCGTTGACCACCTTGAAGATCCGCACATCCTTTTTCTGGATCTCGTCCACCAGCATTTCTTCAGGCCTGATGCCCTGCATGATAAGCGCCCTAAGACTTTCCTCGTCGGTGATTCTCTCCATCGTGAATGGGTTGACAGCCACTTTGCCCACGAACCGCTCTCCCCTGATTAGCTTCTGCTCCTTGTAGTAGGGGAAGATGTAGAGAGTGCCGTCCAGGAGGACGTTGTGTATCCATGCCGGGACATTGTCCTGCCACTTGATGTTGTGTGCCAGAGCCCATTCAGCGAACTTCTCCACCTCTTTGGCGAACTCGACACCCTTGCTGCTATTGGGCAGGGCCTCCACGATGTCGCGGTCCTTGCCAGCCACAGCCGCCACCAGCCTAGGCTCCAGGTTGTCCACCACGATAGCCTCGGTCATGAGCGAATAGTTTGAGCAGTTCTCCCACGGGAAATTCTTCGAGTCCCTATCCCCGTCATATCTCTTGCGGTTCTCTGCCGCATCCTCGATCTTCTGCCTGCGGTATTCCGATGATTCGTACTCCCGGTAGAGCTTCATGAAGTACGTAACCATATCGTCCCTGTCCTCGGAGGGGGAATCATCCTCGACGGTAAACTCTTCGTTTCTCATCTCTTCGTTCTGAAAGTTCTTCGCCACTTCCTATCCTCCGTATCCAGAAAATGACCGCCTGCTGTAGCGGGGCTTTCTCTTCTTGGTCTTCCGCAATACCCTGTTCTGCCCGACCAATTTCACCAGGAGATACTGGAGAGCATCATGGACGTGCGAAAAACGGTTCTTGACCGGCTTGTCGCCAAACACCCCGTTCTGCACCTCCTTGTACCCGTAGCCACCCATGAAGCCCTGTATCAATCTGTTGCATGACTGGTCGATGAGAAGAGCGGGCTCACCCCTGTTCGTCTGCCGGAGCATGATATCAACAGATTCGCGCCTGGGCTCCCAATCCTGGGAGGAGGGATAAACATCAATGCCGATCTCGCGCATCATCTGGGCATTCGACGTAAGACCGCCCCCGGCCTTGTTCGATGAGAACTTGAACTCACCGGCGGGATCGCCCCAGTCAATGTATTTGGCATCCGGGTAGGTGGCTAGGCACTCGCGCTTGACTCTCTCAGCGAAATCAATAATACCGGAACGGTCATCCCAAAACTCTCTAAGGATATGCACCACGCCAGGAGTGGGGATATAGCCGACCACGCAGGCAGGGCAGTTTCCGGTGTTATCCCATCCTCGATAGATGGTGAATGCTTTACCGGGCCATACAATAGGGTTCTTGGCAACATGGAAATTGTAGCTGAAACTCCCATAAACATCCTTTCCGACCTTTTGAACACCCGGTTTCCCCTCGATGTACCGCGACACCCACTCGGGATCGTTGGCATACAGCCTCCGCATGTCCGCGTAGTAGTTCGGGTCCAGATTTTCCTGGTTCTCGCCCGGTTTCTGCCAGAATCCCTCTCCGTCGGGCAACCTCATGTCCTGGGGTCCATAAAACTCGTAATAATCCGGCGATTCGATGTCTGGCGGGTTCGTGGACTCAATACCGAACTTCCTTACAACCGGATTGCCGCGCTCGTCCTTGGGCCATTCGGAAGCCCTCGGATAACGCCCGATCCTCTGCCGGAGAATGAGCTTGATCGAGTGGTGAACCTCGGAAGACTCGTCAATGCCGTAGCCCGTTAGTTCAAGGGACCGGAACTTGTTCACATCCTCGGGCCTGTCGCACGACCTGAACAGGATCTCGATTTCGAGCGGCTTGAATGCCGTTATGGTGAAAACCTTGTCCTGCTTGTGGAACTTCCCCGCCCATGTCGGGTCGAACCACTCGAAAAGAGTCTTCATGGTGGTCGTCCAGAGCTGGTCGTTCGTGTTTCTCAGGATGAGCCATCGGGTCTTCTTGATGCCGTACTTGGTGTAGAGCATCTGGGGCAGGAAGTAGCATATCTCCCAGATCATGCCGGTTGATTTACCAGATCCGGCGGGGCCGACGAGTGACCGGATCATGGCATCCGAGGCATGGAAAAGCTCGATGGTCGGGGCGGGGTTGTACTCAAGGTTTACCTGTTTCTCGCCCTTGCTCTCGTACTCAAGCTCGTATGCGGCTTCGCCCATTACTTGCCCTTTTTCCCCTTCTGAATCCGCTCGTTGATGGTGGGCTGAAGCCCCTTGTAATCCTTGGTCTTGATGGATACGTTCGTGGCAACATCAAGCGTCTGCGTCTGCCGCCATTGAGAGATGTTCTGCATGGCGAACACGCCGAACCTGGAATCGTAGTGCTTGGTAAGCGTCATGGTCGCCAGCTTGTTCTGCTGAATCATCTTGGCAAAATCGTACAAGGGAAGGCAGGATGCCGGGAACTTCTTCGCAAGATTCTCATACAGGTGGGAATCCCGGTATCCCCGGATGGACAAGCATTGCCCAAAGAAAATCTTCTTGTAGTCCATGTTGTCGAGGAAGCGAATCAGGAACTCAAGCTCCTCAACGGCCTGTTCCTCGGACCACGGCGTGCCCTTCTCATGCAGCGGGGGCGGGTTCAGGTCTTTCGGGTCGATGCCAAGCTCGATTTGAAGGGTCTTCTTGTTTAGAGAGCCCTTGGGCCTGCCCGGTTTGCCCTTCTTCTTCACCCCACCAAGTACTTTGTCTTCCATTACGGCCTCCAATCCACCGTTTTCTTGTGAAAATGCCTCCACCCTCCAGCCCTCACGCCTGCCCACTTGCTCCATGCGGTAAATCTCGTATTGCCGAGAACGAGACAGGCTTCCCGGTAAATCGCGTCCGCTTTCGCACGGGATACACACGGCTTGCAGTCGGCCCGGTAAAGGTAGTCATGAACAACACCAGCCTCGTCCGCCGTGTGAGCGAACAGCACGTAGCCAAGCAGAAGGAGCCGGTCCACGCTCTCGAAGTCACAACAAAACCCGGTCGGGACAATAATCTCGCCCTGCAGGAGGTCGCTCTTGTAGATCAAGGGCAGATTGATTCGCCATATCCGGGAATCGATCTTCGACGCTGAAAGATGGGAACGGAAACAGGCCATATCAGAACCCGAAGATCCTCCCGAGCAGCCTCATGATGAATCCCCTGGCGGCATAGGCAATCAACTCGTCGATGTCTTCCTGTGTGAGCTGCGAAAGGTTGTACAGAAATTCCTGCTCCTCGTCGGAAAGACCGGCGATGGATGCGATCAGCCCGATGCGTTCCTTCTTATTCATGAGGAGCGCCCGTTCAAGCGCCGCTCTCTCCGGTGCCGCCATCCGCTGATAAATGCCTCTGATTCTCTTCCTTGTTTTGCTGTCCATTACGCCACTCCTTTTATTCCGAAGAATGCGAGAAAGCCGCCGATCACGCCACCGAAGAAGGACGAGGCATTGTTCTTGAACCTGTTTTTCTGGTCCCGATGGAGCAAATACCAAAAGCACTTGCCAGCCATACGTTGAAAATCCTTCTGATTCATGTCTTCCCACTTGTCCGGTGCGGGACACAGGGCTTCAAGCAACTCATCCTTGCTCATGGGTCTATCCCTTCATCAGTTTTCTTCCGAAATGCGGCGTGTCCAGAAACGTCTCCCAGTTCCCGCCCCACTCGTATTCGGGGTCCAAGCCCTCCCAGAAGTCGCCAAACCGCTGAAGATCCTTCTTGCTTGTCAACCATTCACCGGAAGGCGAAAAGATGAAGAGATCAATGGCGAGTTTCTGAATGTGGGACGATTTGAGGGTTTGGGATCTTCCGGTATTCTTGTAGATTATCTGCTGCTCAATGGTTCGCTGAAGCTCGCCCCCGGACGCAGAATAGCCCTCACGGTCAATGAAGGCGATGAGAAGCGCAACGTCCTTGAGGAATTTCCATTGAGTTTCGCGGAGCGTCATACCCCATACCCCATTTCGCTCAGGAAGATTTGCTCGGAAACACGAAAAAGCGCGAGAATTTCGCTCATCCTCATGCCTGATTGATAAAATCCCACGTCATACTCTCCATCATCGTCATTGAGCAGGACGAGAACCGCCTTATTGTAGTGCCCGGGAAGAGACTCTATCGCCGCATCAAGCATTTGCCTCGGTGTTTGAAGTGTCCCGTCATTCAGGCGCTCGGAGAGATACGAAACTTTTTTCATAACTATACTGTTGCATGAGAACAGGGTTGACTGATCCTTACCGCAACGCTATACTTAATGCTTAACTTTACAATGAAAGGAGGCTTTATGAACAAGCTCGTCGGCACCATCCTATTCGTCTTCGCCGCCGCTACACTTCACGCCACAGATCTGATCTGGGAAGGAACACCCCAACACCACATGAGATCGGACGGCACCATCGAGACATGGCGGGACTTGCGGATAGCATTAGCCCCTCCGAGCGTACAACTCAGCAGCCGTGGCGAGTATGTCCCGCTTGTACGATACCGCTCCCTGGCATCCCATGTATCGGCCTAATGCCTCATCGAGTGATTTACTCCTGTCCATGTACTCCCGCAGGATAGCACAGCCGATGCCCACGTTGACCGGGATATGGTATAGCTCGACCCCGGAGAACCCCTTGCATTTGTCCCGGTGAGCCCTCGGATTGATCTGCATGAGCCCGACACAATCAGCCTTCGATTTTGCCCACGGGAGAAACGAGCTTTCCCTTGCGATCAGGGCAACGACCAGCTCCGTATCTAGCCCATGCTCCAGGCAGGCCATGTCAACAGCCTGTGCGATGAGCTCCACCATGCCGGGGTCGATATCCGGCCTGAGATAGCGGATATATTCAGCCGTGCGGGTGTCCAGGACGTAGACCGGCTTGTCGCGCTGGTTTATCGCGTAGGCCGAACCACCGAGGATTCCTAGTATGATGGTGAGCGGAATAAACCACCTCATGCTGCTACCCTCCGCAGGCTCGCCAGCCGGTTGATAAACTCTGATTCAGTCCGTGCGCCGAACGTGGTTTTGAAAGAGCCCGAGGTATCGTTGAATAAAAAGCAGGCAATCTCCCCTTTTCCGTCCATTTGCGGCCCGATACATCTGCACTGGTGTTTTGTTGCCAGATATGCCGCGTATTCCATGTCCATCATTGTTTTGCTCTCCTTTCGTTTGTGATAAATTTGTTCTCCCCTCCCGGACCTGCTATCTTATCCATAGCAGGGGGCATCTCCTGCCCGACACCGGGAGGGGTTTTGTGGCTATTCGGTGAAATCTTCCGGAATCTCAATAAATGCCTCTATTACATCCATTTTTGAAGCAGATCTGTCCAGTAGTGTCCTACCACCAAAGATCCACTCACAGCTCCCACCCCTAACCCATCGCTCCCACACAATACCATTTTCGAGCTGCTCAGCAGGTCGATACAGGCATTTCTCATCACTAAACTCTTCCCTTGCCCAGTTCTCAACATCATCAAAACTATCAATTTCAATAAGGTCGCCGCGACCATTGTCAGCTAGATACACGGGGCACGACTGCCCCATGTCCTCTATTTTCTCGATAATTTTTTCTCTATTTTTGGTAATCCCCGGCCCGAAGACCAGTCTTGCATCCTCTTCACTATCGCTCACAACCCCGCCGTCCCAGTCTACGCCGGAAGTTACATAGTAATAAAATTGATGGTCATCGTAGAGATGTATCGCATTCACCGTCAGACCATCAATATCATTCAAACTTTCGTCACACTCCCTTCTTGCCTCCTTGACCGCCTTCCAGATGTCGGCATAATGTTTACGTCCGTTGAAGGTTATACTCTTGTATTTATACTTGATTTCTCTCATCGCTTCATCCTCCTATTCCCGCACGGTAACATATCGAGCGTTACTGTGCGGATTTGTGATTAATATTCCCTGTCGGGATTATTTCCCCTCTCCTCGCCTGATCGCCTCCACCATGAGTCGATAGATCGGGCCGCTCTCCTGCTCATCATTGCCGAGGCCGTGCTTGTCCCACAGCCGCTTAATCTCCGTTAGGGCATAGAGCATATCCGGCGCTGCATTGCCGTGGGCAAGCCAGCTATCAAGCAGATCGCACAGGAGTTGATTGATCGAGATGCCCCGGCGTGTGGCCTCAACCCTGAGATTGTGCCACCAGGACTCATCTCGGTACTGTTCCCAGGAGAACAGGTACGATTTCTTCCTTTGTGCCATTTAAGCCTCCTGGCCGGTTTCGCCCCCGGCCCCGGGCGTGGTTGGTTGGTTATGCCCACTTTGCCTGATCGTATTCGGGCAGGGCTCTTATGATATCGCTGGCAATATGGTTCTTGATTTCCTCCATCAACTTGTAGAGGTTCCATTTCGGAACATCGCCTTCCGCGCACTGGTAGAGCAGGCACTGCAAGGATTTGTAAACAGCAACCTTGCTTCCTGTTTTGATGTTAGTCCGATACTTGTACGTGATTTCATTGCTCTCATTGTATCGAGCGTCAACAGCGGCCACGTTCATTCTGTGCAGATCCAGGGCGAACTCTGCGCGCGTCTCGGGATCGTTGATATCAATCTTCTTGTAGCGGGTTATGAATGTATTGAGGTCACGATCCATGTAAAAGAATGTCACGATCCGATCTATTGTGTCATTGTCCACTATATATGCACTCATGTTACGCCTCCTATTAAAGAACTTCCTCGTAATCATCATCCGTATCAAAATAGAACTCACCCACCTTGTTCCCGTTGATGTCGCGCAGCTTGCCCGATGTCTCTCCGTTTCGGATTTTCCTTGCAACGGTTTCGAGAATCCGTGCAACTTCACTGGACACATCGCCCTCAAATGCCGCATTTTCTGTTTTCATCGTAATTCTGAACATACTTTAAGCCCTCCTTTTATTTAACGCTCTTATGCCCTGCCCGATAGCTCGGACAGGGGAAAGAGGGTTAAAGGATTTTACCGTGTGTTTTGCTCTCTGCAATTACATAGGCTTTATCTACTGCGCTGCTGTATCCCTCGGATCTCGCTATAATATCAAACAATTCACAGCCTATGCCGAGATTGATGAAAAACTCAGTACCAGGCCTGTATGAGCAATTAGATGCGATCCATGTTTTTAGGCTCTCCTCCGTCCTGATGCCATCATTAAATGCCGCCCAAGCTGCTTTTTTATACATCTCATTAAGGTCCATCTCATTTCCTCCTTCGGAGTTTTTTTCATCATCTGCCTCTATATATGCACACCATGTGCCACATTGACATGATAATGGTAAGATAGTCTGCAAACCAGCACCAGGAGCCAAAAGAAAATACATACACGGCATTGCAGGAGAACCGGCAGGGAGAAGGACCACAGAAAAGAGGGGCAAAAATGATGAAAATGTAAAGAAAACCGACAGTGAAAAAGGCAATATCTAGGAAACAAGCCACTGTACGGGTGTAAAGGAAACCGACAGGGAATGAGGGATATGGGGCAAAACAGGCAGAGAACAAGGAAGGAAGCCGATATAGAGAGTGTAA